GACAGCACGCGGTCATAATCTGCGGTGTCGTCCCGCCATTGGTGGTTCCACCCGTACACCGTGCTGCCGGCTGCTGCGTTTGCTCCTCTGGCGTTGCTGGCAAATCCCTTCTGCGCCTTCGCCGCAAATCTCAGGACCAGCTTTCGCGTGCTCCATTGTGCATCTGTGCTCAGTGTCACTTCATCACTCAGGCCCTCAAACAACAGAGTCTCTGGCAGGAATGTTTGCGGGCTTCCCGGCAACCTGAACGCCGTTTCATTGACGCAGCCCTTCATGTTCTCCAGCGTGACCCATGGCACCACCTGCACCTGATGCCATGTCACCTCATGCGTGCTGACTGGCTCGGGAATCATCGCCGTAACGTCTGCCGGCAGGGCTTTGCTGTCGGACTCCCACTTGCAGCTTCGCCCTGGTACCGTCCGAAATTCGATGTTGCTCTGCTGCGTGTAAGTGCACCACGTGCCGGCGGGCAATGGTGTGGGGTCGTTCGGGTTTTGCTGCTGTTGCTGGTCGCTCTGCAGCGGTGCATACGTGACCGAGATTTTCGCCTGTGTGCTGTGGCTTAGCTGCTGCGTGTTCGGGTCGTCAATCGTTGCCTGAATCGGCTTCGGCGTCAGCTTGTCAATCGTGAACCGATCCGCCAACACTCCCGGCCAGTAGGATGAATACGATGCCGGCAACCCAAACGGCCCGGACTTGAAATGCTCGGCAATGAATGCCCAGCGGTCTTCCCATGCCGTCAGAAAAATGCGGGTAAATGACAGCTCCCCGGATCTGCTGCCAGATTCCTGCGGGCTGTCTTCGTGCTCTGTGAATGTCGGGTATGGCATGTCGTCTTATCCCAAAATTGGAACCAGTGGCAGGCCCGTGATTCCTGCGGAGATTGCCCGCTGAACTTCGAGCGACTGTTTCGCCAGCTCCACCTGCTGCTTGCTCAGTTCTTCCTGCTTCTTTGGTGCCAGTTGATCCTGCAGCCGCTGAAACATCTGCAAGGCTCCGCCGCGTTGCACCTGTTGTGCCGCTGCCTGTGCCGCCGCCTGCGCTGCTGCAGGTGTTCCGGGTGCACCGCCCGCAAAATCCACCGGCGCAAATCCTCCGCCCTCTCCAGGTGGTTTTGGCGCGTTCCGTGCTGCCTCGCGCTCAGCCCTCGCTGCTGCCAGTTGTGCGTCGATGTTTTCCATCACGCTCGTGGTTGCTGCTGAAGTCTCAGGAGGCTTGAACCCTGTGAACTCCTGCATGGCCTGCAACGTCGGCTCTGGTATCGTCAGGACTTCATCAGACAGCCCCAGGGCAAACGCAATTTGCTCCCCGAGTTGCTGGCTGCCTCGCTGCATCCGCGCCCACATGTTTGACGCACCTGTGGCAATGTTGCTCATGGCCGTTGACGTGTTTGCGCTGATCCAATCCAGTGCCGCCTTCGCGTAATTCGGGATATCCTCGAACAGCCCCGCCCACAGGTTGCCCATGTCGGCCACCAATGACCCAACCACAACCCCGATGTCGGCAAAATAGTCTGACGTGCTGGTGAACCACTCGCCCGTTGCGGAAAGCATCGTGCCGAATGTCCCGCCCAGTCCGTCCATGCTCTGCATCGCACTGATTGACCACTGAAGGAACTGATTCGCGTAGGGCAGGACTTTGCCACCGATTTCAATTGCCAACAATTCCAGATTCGTCTGCGCCTTCGCAAACATGCCCGCCGTCGATTGTGCAACCTTGTCCTGAAAGCCGGCCAGCCGCCCGCTTCCGGTCGTCAGGTCGCTCAGTGCCTGCTTCACCATGTCTGCCGATATCGCACCGGCCTCCATGTCCTTTTTCAGGTCGGACATACTGCGGCCAGTCTGCTGTGCAATGACGGCCAGTGGACTGAAACCGGCGTTGATCAACTGCAGATTTTCCTGCCCTGTCAGCCGTCCAGCCATCTGCACTTGCGACATTGCATAGGCCAGATCCTGCAGCTTTTCCGTGCTACTGCCGGCCACCTCGGTCATCATGCCCATGATAGGCACCACCTGATCCGATGACATGCCCATGCGCATCATCATGCTGGCAGACTTCGCCAGATCCTGCGTGCCGAACACCGTTTTCATGTCGATGTCACGCAACTGCTGCAGCATGGCCTGTGCGTTTCCGGCGGACCCCGTCAGGACTTCAAATTCCATCGCGGTCTGCTCAGCTCCGGCTGCCAGCGTCATCATCGACGTTGCACCCTTGGCAATCCCTGCCGCCGCAAACAACTGCCCCAGTGGCCCTCCCAAGCTGGTCAGGCTTTTCAGTGCAGACCCTGCGCGGCTGGTCTGCGTTGTCAGCCCAGTCATCGCCTTGGCTGCCTGCCCGGCTGCGGACTGCACTTTCTGCATACCATCAGCGGAAAAAATCACCTGTGCTTCTTGGACGGTAACGGCCATTATTTCACGTCCTGTTTTTGCCAGATGTCTTCAGGGCACCAACACCCGCTATACACTAACGCCTGATACATGGTCAACCGGCTGATTTGCTCCGCCGTCCATCCGTACTTCTCAGACAGCCCCCGGAAGATTGCCGCCCACGGCACCGTTCGACGTGACGGCATTGTCACGCCGTCGCCGGTCCCGTGGCTTCGGAGTTTCCCAGGATGTCCTGCTCGTGCACTTTGTGCATCGCCTCAATTATCGCCTGAATATCGTTGAACCATGCGATGAAATTGCAGCCCAACTGGATGCCCTTGTCTGCAGGCAATGCCGGCGGAAACTCCTGCGGATGATGTGCCGACAATGCCCGCCAAACGTTCCACGCCAGCCCACGGAACGATCTGTCAAACCGTTCCTCGTCCTGCATAGTGGCAATCAGTGGACGTGCAATTGTGTCGGCTGCAATCTTCAGGGCCTGCTGTCGCACTGCAGGATCTGTGATTGACTCAATCCCCGCGTAAGGATTGCCCATTCGCATCAACATAGCTTCCTCTTTCCGCGCGTACTCCGCCAGCGGGAAGATTTGCATCTGATACGTCTTGCCGTCTTTCGTCAGTGTTGCGGTGCGTCCACCGCAAAGATTGAACAACCCGTCCGCCACGGTTTCTACTCCTCAAAAGGTCATGCGATAATATCAAATGCTGTGCCAGACTTCGACGGCGCACCCTGCCCGTCGAATGCGTAATCAATCGCCACCGGGTCTCCGCTGTCAGCGTCAAACGTGATCGGCCCGACTTCGGTGATGATGATGGTTCCGCTGATGTAGTCGTCAGAGTCTGCGTGGAACTGTGCCGCCACTTCGTCTCCGCGTGCCAGTGGCTGCGCCCCGCCAGCGTGGAGCATGACAGTCACAGTGCCGGACCATTCGCCCACGCCCACCGTACTTTTGCGCCAGGCTCCTGTACTGTTTGTTGCGTACTTCGCCGATGCTCCGCCGATCGTCAATTCCCACTTGCCCGTGTGGTCAACTTCTGCTGCCGGGCTGCCGGTCTTGAACGTCATAGACTTTCCGGTAAACGGTGTGCCTGCTGCCATTGTATCGTCTCCTGATTACGGTTTTGCGGTTGCTGAATAGAGAATACCAATTTTCAAATTCGTGACGGTCGTGGCCACGCCCAGGATCGTCACAAAGTCACCTGTGGCCAGATCGGCATAAGGTGCAATGCCTCCAGCATTCACGCTGCAGACATAGACCTCACCGACAGTGAAAGCCGAATTGAATGTCAGGTTTCCACCATAGCAGTATTGCAACGGCTGCCCATCGCTTGCCCCGTGCAATGCAATCCCAATGGCCTTGGATGATGCCAGGACATCCGCATCACATGGCTTCAGTTTGTTGCTGGCCGTCGTGTCTGCATACACCGGCTGTCCGGCTGTCACAGTCCCGCCGGCGGTGCCGTATCCAATCAGGCTGGTAGCGGTCTTCACCACGCTCGCCGCTGTTACTGAAACGTCTGCCATGTGTTCACACTCCCACGTGCATCAAGTCGAACTGAACCGCCGTCGTCCAGACGCCTGTTGCGTCGTCCTGTGTTGTTGTCATCTGCCCTGACGGCTTTGCGGTCGCAATCTCCACCGCGCTGCCTGTGAATCCCTGATTTTGCCAACTCGTGACGGCCTGTTGTGCAATGGCTTTGCTGCGGTCGTAATCAATCGACATGCAGCCCAGCGTCACCGATGTCCGCCAGCCCTGACTGCTGTTTGTCCGCCAGGCTGGCTCGCTGACCGCATCGAACACCACCAGATCGTCAAAATACCCATCATCATCCGCGTCATCGTCCAGCGTTTCAGCGTACTGATCGACACTGGCCACCAGCCTTTCAACCGGGACAAGGTCGCACAGTGCAGCCGTAGCGGCCCACCATTCGCCTATTGCCCGATCAATGCCAGTCTCTGCCATTATCGCACCGTCGCCTTTTTCTTGCCCGCCTGTGGCCTCAGTTGCTGCTTCAACGTGTTCCCGATTTCAGCCCCGAACATGTTCAGATTGTTTTCCACTGCCGGCTTCAGGAATGGTCGTGCTTTGCCGTCCTGCCGAAACTCCCACATGGCCATGTAACCGGCCACCTTTTTGTCAACGTATGTCCTCGCCTGTGGCTTCTTGCCCTTCATCCTCAGTTCAGCCGTGATCGACTTTCGCCCCTTGCCTGTCCGCATCTTTGGAGGCTCGCCGGGCTTGCTGGCCCCACTGCCTTCCTTGAAGTCTCCAAATGCCGCACCGGATGTGTCAGCATCACCCGACAACGTCACCCGATTGAATTCTCGTTCCCTCGCCCTCTGATCCCTTCGTGCCTGTGTCGCCGCCTTCTTCTGCTGCCTCCGCCTGTCCCTCAGTGCCCGCTTCGTCCGTGTCACAAACTGCTTTGCGGCCTTGCGTGCTTTCCGTGCCTGTTTGACCGCTCGCCGTGTCTGTTTCGCCGTCCGTTTTGTTGCCCTGATTGCCGCTCTGCGTGCCCGCTTTGCGGTCTTCCGGCCAGCCCTTGCGAGTGTGTTGCTGGCCAGAAACTTTTCGGTCCTTCGTGTGACTCGCTGGATGCGTTTTCGCGCGGCTTTAACTCGCTTTGCCACGGCCTTATTGGCCTTGGCTCGGAGCTTTGCAACCGCACTCTTACGCTTCCGCCGTGCCACCGTTTGCGGCCTCCTGTTTCAGCCTTGCCCTCTCCTTCAGTTCTGCCCGCTTCTGCCGTGCTCGTGCGTTCTTCCGGTCCCGTTCCTCTCGACTCGGCCCTGTGTATTTCCTGCTGACCATCTGCTGTGCAATGGACCTGCACAGCTTCGCCGCACGCTCAAGACTTTTGCCGGTCGCTGTCTCCAGTGACCGCATCAACTCCGGCCTTCGGTCCTTCTTTTTTATCCTGACGCTCATGTGTC